AGGATATTTCTCATAGTCTACACCTGCTGTAATAACTATCTCATCTAATGGATTAGGTACATCAGCAAATCTACCTTCTCTATATGCAGCTTCATATTCAGGTGTACCATACATCACTGTTCCATCCTGAGCTTTCTTAGGTTCTTCAGGAGATGTTCCAGACGTACGTGCATACATCATACCAGACGCACCAGGAAGACTTCCTCCCATAGCAAACTTATCTAACCAACCACCGTTCAGTTTTTTTAAAGGCGTAGCACCACCAGCAACAGCTCCAAAGAACTTCTTTTGTTTCTCTGTAAGCGCTTTACCTCGAACTGTTCCATCTTCGAGTATCTTCTTTGCTTTATGTGCTGTTAAACCTTTTGCCATTACTTATATGATATTTGTGATGGTGTTACAATAAACTGACTTATAATGTGTGTTGTTGATGAGTCATCAAGTATATGTCTCACCTTTAAGTTTTTAGCTCTAAGGGTTGACTTACCAAATGATTTAGGACCATAATCCATATTAGATTGATTTATAACTTTATCAATAGAAAGAGATTCACAAGATGTATTAAATAATGGTATCTGCTCATCTTTCTGTAATGCCCAGAATGTATTATACTGATAAAAGTTATCACTTTTGGTGAATGTAATAGTCTTACTGTCATTATTTAATATAGGATATTGCATATATGCTGACAGATTATTTTCTGGCTTAGGAACAAGTTCTAACAATCCTGTAGATTGTTGGCCATTATATAATACAGCCTTGTTAAACCATTTATCATCTATTTGTACCTTTCTATTACTATCAAAAGCTCCAGCTGTTGAAGGTAAGTATCTATACACTTTACTATAGTCTTTTACATTCTGAAGTATCTCATCGTTATATTTATAAGCAAATGGGTATTCTATAATGTAGGGTTCAATATTACCATAGTAATAATTATATATCTGTGGATTCTTTAGATGTGTCCACAAACATCCTGTAGTATCTTGAGCATATTTAGCTTCCTGATATTCATCTATAGGAATATCTACAAGTTGTACAAATTTTTCAAATTTACAATCTCCGTTTGATCTAATTATAATTGATTGAATAATATCATCAACTTCAACAGTAATTCCATTTATCAAATCCTCTCTGCTCACACCCTCTAATAACACACCTCCTGATGGATCAAGTATGTCAAATGGGCCTGCGTTTGGTCCAGAAAAAGTTAATTTTATTACTATTGTTTTCATATTAAACTGGGGGATTAGTAGTACTAGTTGTCGTTGTATAATCTGGACATGGTCCTATTAATGTTGCACCTATTATTCCTAGACCTGCACATACTATTTGTGTTTGTCCACTACCTAAACTTATTACTTGTTGCTGACCAAAACAATCTGTATAGTATGTTGCTATTGGTCCACTTACTTCATACTCATAGCAAGTTGGTGAAATTGTAGTAGTGCTAGTTGTAGTAGATGTGCTAGTACTTGTTGTGGTTGTATTTTCAATTCCACAATTTAGATATGCTGCTGATTGGCTAAGTGTTTTAAAATCTATAGGACTTGCATTTGGTGGAGGAAAATTAGGATCTGTTTCAGTTACATTAACAAGCCCTTGGATTGGGTCAAATATATATAATATACTATCAATTAAAACTTTAATTATACAATCACATTCAAATAACATAATGCGTCCAGTGAGCTGTCCAAGACTTACATCTAATTCAACATTACCACTAGAGTAATCAAATTGTGTAATGTAGTAGTCTAGTCCGTCTTTAGATATTAAAACTAACTTATTTTCTTTAGTGTATAATAAATTACTTTCGACAACTCTATTTAGTTGTATTTCAAATTGTACATTTACTACAGCTGTATTTGCTGTAATATCTATTTCTAGAATCTTCTGTGGAGCTGTAGTAGAATTTACACCTAATAATACTGTATCACTTAGTGCAATGTTACCTGCAACACTTGGAGTTTCTCCATATGTTATATCTCTATTGAATGTTGCTGTAAATGGAGAAAGTGTAATGTCCCATTCTTTTATGTCTGTATCTATAGTCCATAACTTACTTGACGTAAAAGCAACACCTGTTGTTGCTGAGTATACAAATCCTGGAACATTTACATAACCATCTTGTGAAGTAGAGTCTTCAGAACCTCCACTTACGTATAAACCTTCAGGGGTTACTGAAATAAATCCACAACATTCATCTAGTTCTGGTGGAGGAGCTATAGTAGTAGTTGTACTTAAACAGGAATCACAATATTCTATTTGTTCAATTCTAGAATTAGAAGCTACATAAAAGACACTATCGGTATTTTCTGTATTAGAATACCAACCTTCTGAAAGACCTTCACAATATGGAGCTATTGGATCCCAAACATATACTGCTTCACCTATATCATAACTATCATAAGAAACTTGTATATAAATTCCTAATACATTTGGAGATATTAAATTCATTGCTCTACACGCATCTTGTGATGAGCCTGTACTAATTGTTGGAGATCCTCCAACTATTTGATATCCTTCTAAAAAACTATCAGTTATTGAATTCTCTGACGGAGTGTAGCATGGAGCTGTTGTAGTAGTAGTTATTGTTATTATTCCTGTACCACCAGTAAGTTCACAAAAAGTAGGTGTAACTTCACCACCCTCTATTACTAAATCTCTAAATGTACTAGTAGTTGTTGTAGTTGGAAATAGTGTTGTTTTTGTAGTAGTGGTGGTAGTGGTTGGTAAAGTAGGAGGTAATAACTCACCTGCTATAACTTCAAGATTTCCAAAACCATCACTTGTACAACATCCATTTACTCCTGAATAGAAGAAGTTATTCTCTCCTATGTAGAAGTTTGGAATATATGAATGAAAAGATATCCAACTCTTTGTGTTAAAGTCAAAAGAAATTGTCCAAGATTTATTACAGAAGTATTTTTCATCTTCAAGATACACTATGTGTCTTGGAGGGTCACTTTTTGCAGTTGTAGTAGTAGTTGTTACTTGTACTGTTGTTGTAGTAGTAGTAGTTTTTCTTATTGTAGTACTAGTTGTAGTAGTACCATTAGTTGTTGTAGTTGTTGTTGTGTCTCCACAAGCACCCTGCACTATAAGACTTATATTACTATATACTATTTGACGAGCACATATTTCAATACCTTGACAAATTGTAGAACCACATTCAAGTAAAATAGTTTCTACATAATCTTCTCCACAAGGAACATATTGTATATTTATAGTATCGTCAAATGGTTGACTTTTATATAAAGTACAAACTTGTGGTAAACGTGATGTTGGATCTGCTTGTGCAAAAAGAGGAGCTGCTGTTCCTTCAATGTAGAACTCTCCTGTATCTTCATCATATTTAATATCATTACGAAGAGGGATATAATCACGCTTGGTAATAATTACTCTTTCAAACTTACTATCATAGACACCATGTAGTCCTATACCATTGAAATGGTTGTCTGTAGGTACATTTGGGAAGTATTGTAATATTTCAAACGGTAAGTGATCTGCCATGAACCTATTTACACCAGAACCAAATGCTGTAAGATCTTGAACTTTAGTTCCTGAAACTAAGAACACTTGTCCTCTCTTAGCATCTACAGTGATTTGACCTTGAGGTATTTTTAGTAAGAATTTATTCTGGCTTCCTACATATCCTAAATCTGTTTCAGCAAAGTCAATTGGTGGAGAACTATCAAATAGTCTTGGGTTACCAATATATGCAGCTTGTGGATTACTTGTATCAATTGTGAGAAGGTTGTTATATAATAATGACTTGTTCTCAAATCGTGCAAGTATTGCTTTGTTTTGAATACCATCCAATGATGTAAGGTTTCCATAGTTCTGTGGGAAATCATGGAACGATAATGCTCTGTAAACTAACCAGTTATTAACTCTAGAGTCAGCAGTTGTTATAGCTGCATCTGAATAAATAGCTCTAAATGGAAACACTGTGTAACATAAGTCATCTTTCCAATCTGGAGGTAGATGTGAGAATACATTTTCTTTATTCTGTTTAGAATATGTTACATTATAATAATATGTGTTATCCTGCGCAATAGGTACGTTTGTTTCTTGTAACCAATCATCAGGAATACCAGAACTTACATGAGGCCAGAAGTCCCCTTCTTTATTATTAAATGCTTGTCGTAAGTCTGTGTTGTATGTAGTTTCACAATAGAAGTTTGGAATACCATATGCAAATAAATACATATATCCATCATAGAAAGTTCTATATGATCCTCCTCCTGGTTCTATAGTAGATGGATCATTAGGACAATCAAAGTTGTGTGCCTTGTATGAAATTAAGTTTCTTACAGGAGTTGTACTACCACCATCTTCTAAATCATAATCTTCTAATATAGATCTTGCAGAGTGCCAATATCTTGGGTATCCAATATTACCAATCTCATCGTAAAATATATCACTATCATCTGGAGCACCCACTCTATTATCTATAAAGTATGGAAGCTTTGTTTTAAATGCAAATCTAGAAATAAATGTATCCCCACCAAATATTGTAGAAGTTCCTGTGTCTTCTATAAGTGCTTGGTATCCTGTGTCAATAGTAGTATATGAATACATTTGTCCATATTGATTTGGAAAAATGTTTTTCATAGATGCATAGTATGATACTACTGTAAGATCTTGTTCTTTTTCAGGAGTAGCACATGCACCTTTATTACCTATTGTAAATCTAGATTTATCTTCTATAAGTGGCTCCCCTCCACTAAGTAAACTAGGTGTTTGACTTGGAAAAGGTAAAGGGGGAACAGACACTGTANTACTACTAGGTAATTCTCTTTCCTCCAATGTTTTTATAAACACAGAAGTCTCTCTGTTCCAGTTATTTATAGAATACTCTTCTTTAGGACCTAACGATTGTACACCTGGTATCAAGTATCTAGTTAAATCTATATCCCTTTGTTTAATTCCTCCATTTATGTTATTACCTACATCAAAAGAATAATCATAGTTAGCTCTAGAATTAAACGACATTGCATAGTTCTTTCTTGTAATACCATTTATGTAGATAGTTAGATATGCTTGATATGCTGTAAACATTACACCAAGACTTTGTGGATNTGATAAATCAGCCATCTTTTTTGAACTATCTAATGCATCTTGCTGAGCTTCTTTAGAAAGAAGTTTATAGTTAGCATTATCTTTAACTTGTACCCAGTGAGCTTTTCCACCACCGAACATTACACTCTCAAGCTTTAATACACTTCCTAAGAATGGTTGACCAAAAGATGTTTCTGGTGAATTAAATACTTGTCTGTATGTAATCTCTCCATCTTCTTGTTCTTCAATTGAAGGTTGAGGTTTTTCATCTTTACAGCCTAAAGACGATCTTCTACTTTTTGTTCTTCTTCCATACCACCCATTATTACTTGTACTATCTCCTTCATAATCAGAACCTTTTTTAACCCCTGGAGGATTTTCAACTTCTCCAGGATCAAACACTTCCTCTGGCATTAATGTCTGTCTAGGTCTACAACAATCTAGCCAACCAAGAGGTCCAGCCCAAACTCTACCACAATATGTTACGTCTGGTTCTGGTGCTCCCACTTCAGTAATAACTGTATATTTCTTTGAAGTACCTAACGCTCCATTATCAAACATATATTGTGTTCTAAATACCCCATTAACGTAAGGTGTATCATTCCAATCAGTGAATGGATCAAACCAACGTATTCTGTGTCCACATGAAGTAAGCGTATTATCAGTAAATACTCTCCATACATCATAATTACCAGGACCAATTACCATCTTACCTAAAAGTGGAACAGGTCTTGTTAATGAACAGATTTCAACAACTTCATCTAAGTCTATAACTGCTTGTGTCACTTTACCATTAAGTGCACTAGTATACTCAAATACACCCTGATTTTCATTTACTGTTACTTCAAGTCCTTGTATTATTGCAAGAAAAGTACTTGTATCTGGTTCAGCTTCTGGTAAATACACCAAGTATGCTTCAGAGTCAGCACTCCATGCATTATTGTTTGCTAACACATATGGGTCTGAAGATAGGTCATTATATGGATAGTTAGGGTAGTAGTAGTCTTCTTCATCTCTAGTATACTTGTTTACATTTCTAAGTATACCTTTTGCTACTATAGATTTGTTTGTTCCTCTGTCAGCTCTTACAATCTTGTAGGCAACAATATCATCTTTCTGATCTTGTGTTAATCCAGAATTTTGTATCAATGTATGCACCTGCGAATTATCTAATCGTACACCAATAGGAAACACAGCATCGTTCTGCATTGTAGGTACAATTTTATCATTGTCATACACTATTGGTCCGTTTTCTATAATAGGACTTACTGCTACATCTGGAAACTTGTGATGTCTAATAGGTTGTTCAGATAAATCTCCCCACACATCTGGTTCACAAGGATATGTTTCTGTTGATTCCCAGTATGCAAACTCACCGTATTCCCATGGTCCTTTATAGTTTGCATCATTAGATTGACCAACAGAAGGTCCTGTTACAGAAGCTGTATTATATATTTTCCACCAAGGTTTAAATCCTACATCACCAGCATAGTAGTCAGGGTCTCCAATAAAATCGTTATTTTGATTAATTCCTGAATCAGCTACATCAGGATAAGCTTCGTTAGCACCCCTTTCTCTTCCTGGAATGTGGAAACCATCTGTCTGTTTACCATTCTTCAATAAAAATACAATTTCAAATGCATACACTTCATCACGCATGTATCCACGAAGATTTACAGCATTTAATTCATCTGCATAATTTTCATCTGCTGGTATTCTGTATGTCTCCCAACCAAGTGTTATTTGATTTGCGATTGACTGATAGTTAATCCTATCAATAGATGTAAGATTGTCCCAAACAAGAACATCTTGTACAGCTGTAACATCTTGTGCAATATCATAATATGGAAACTTTTCAAATATATCTGATATGGAAAGTTGTATAGGTGACTGATCTCCTCCTGTATAAGTTACTTCTCTTGTAGAATCTTCAATACTATATGTACCAACAATTTCAACTGAAGTTATGTTATTTATAGTTTTTATTACGGCTAAGTTGTAATATTCAAACTGTCCTGATAAATCTAAATTAGATATACCTACAACAATAGATTTTCCCACTGGATAATCAAAGTTTACTGTTGTTGTAAACTCATCAGCAATAGGTAAAGGGTTAGTTACAGAATAGAATGAAGTAAGTTCGTTACCACTTGCGTCTGAGTATTGAATTGCAAACTGGTATGTACCTGCTTTTAAATTACCTATAGTTCTGATCTGAGTGATCATTAATTGAGGTATTTCAAAGTTAGGTTGAATTTTAAGCTGATTACAATCGAGCTGATCAGTTTCTGTAGAATTACAAATACTTCCCTCTGATGTTAGATTAATTACATAAGGGATATTTTCTATGTCTAAATATCTTCTAGGATTAACTCCATCTGTCCAGTAGAGTTCTGTTGTACAGTTTGTTATTCTATGTACAACTTTAGGGATTGGATGATTTACATCAAAGTTAAGACAAGGAGCATTTACAAGTGTTTGATATTGACAATCATTATTGTCCATAAATCCAATCTCGCTACCTCCTGTACTTGGGTTGGCTAAAAAGAATATATTCTTACGTTTCTCAGGAATAAAATGAGAACCAATGAGCTTATATCCTGCAGGAAAATCTAAGCACAACTCATTACCTGGCTCATTCTGATAGTTTACAGAACTAGAGTCAAAGTTTTCTACAGCAGCATTTAAAGCATACGTAAGCCTTCCAGGACCAACTTGATTAATAGAGCTGTCTAGGTTTAATCCTGTCCTAGCAACACCTGCATTTAATCTAATGTTACCCTGCTTCTTTGTTTTGTCAGAATCTTTTTTTGATTGCTGTTTAGCCATAATTCTTAATTATTGCGTCTTCTTCTTGTACCGTATCTATTTGTACGAGTTGGAAGTTCATACTTGTTGAACCTGTTCAAGTCTTTTTTTATCCTCCTTTGTTTCTCCCAAGGAGTTTGTTTTTTAATTTCAATCTCTGCTTCTATATACTTCTCATTATATTCTTGCTTATAATAAGCCAGCTTTTGTTGAAGTTGATTGAAAGTTTCATCATTTGTTTGATTAGTTAATGTTTCAAAAACTTTGAACTTAAGAAACGATTCAACATACTCTGCTATACGATAGTTATCAGGAACCAATTGATTTCCTGTTGTATCATATTCTGTAGCATAAAACATTAAGTGAACTACGCCATTTCTAAAATTAGTTACAAACTTATTATCTCTAATATCAAATGAATCATAGGTTGCAGATCCAGGAGTAAACTCTCTTACAGGTGGTGCAAAGTTGTTCCAGTCATTTCTGTAACTTACATCACATTGTTTTCTTGTAGAAATGTTACCTGGTCTTAGTAAATAACTATGTCTATATGATCTAGCTATCTCGTTGTTTGTTTTATACACTGCTTGAACTAATTCAGGCATACATGTACCATCACAACTTGGATGTTGACAGCTAGGATTATTACAAGGAGTTCCTCCTATAGTTAATGGAGATATTTGTATAGTTGTTGCATTAGCTGCTTGTGAGTAGAATGATGTAGCTGAAGGATAAGGATTTCCTGGTATCTCAGCACACATCCAAGCTTCTCTAACAGCATGAAAGTTATCTGGTAATCTTGCTTGAAAATCTTCAATAAACAACACTTGTTCACTTATTACATAAGTAGTTCTGCCTAGCTTTCTTAGACACTTGTCTAGATAGGTAGGGAAGAGCAAATCATCTACAGCACCTGTATCAAAGTAACTTTTGAGTTCTTCTTTTACAGTAGCGTATATAGGCTCTGGGGAAATAAAATTGTATTTATAGTAGTACGACATAATTTATTTTTTCCATTCATGATACATGTGTTGGTATTTATCGTCAGTTTTTATATAGTGTGATAATAATCTTGAGGTAATTCTTGAGGGTTTAAAGTACCATAATTCAGAGTTTCTAAATCTAGCGCTCTCTTTAAACCACATCCACCCAAAGAAGTATCCTTCTGTGTGATAGTTAAAGTTATATATAACTTTTCCTTTCTCTTTAGTTTTCTGCCAGTCAATAGGTAAGTTGACAAACTCTTTACCATCTACACCTTTCACTCTTCTTCTTTTCTTTTTGTTTATAGAAAATTGTCCAAGGCTACCTACTAACTTTTCTTTCTTTCCTGTTTCTAATATATAGTGTTTAAATGCATCATTATACTGATACAATATATTTCTCCACTCATCAAAAGACAGATTCACCAAAGGGTGTTTCTTACAGAAATCATTGTAGTTATCTTTACTTGCACTTCTCCAATCAACAGAGACTCTAGCCATTTGTTATTAATTTGTAGGCTGGGCGTTTGGTGCTTGTCCATCTATTCCTTCGTTACTCATATCTGTCTTAATTTGAAAATATGTAGATAAAAGTTTTGTAGAAGTCATTGCAAGGACTTGTTGCTCTAAGTATCCAGGAAGTGCATATTCTTTATCCAGTGGGTTCTTACATAGATCCTCTACAGAATAATTTGTGCCACAATCACAATCTGGATACATTATTTCATTAGGCACATCTTCTTCAAATAATGCTGCCAACCTTATTGATTTTAATAATGGGTTACTCACATATAAGTAACCATTAGATATCCAAAAATAACTGTCCTTTTTAATTATTCTAAGTTTCAGTATATTTAGATATCTGTTTATTGTTATTTCTTTTAGTTTAGTACCTTTCCCTCCCATAGCGTTTATGGAGTAAACACCTTGAATTACATATTGATAGTTACCTTCTGATATTCTAGGTAGTTTAAATTTAGTTCTTGCTACAGTACAAGGGTCAGCATATTCACAACATTCTGAAATAGGAACTTCTACCATCTCTAAACAAGGAATGGTAGTAAACAGGGTATCGCTAGCCCATAACTTCCTTACATTGGTTTCTCTTTTGATTAACGTCAAGGCATTATTTCTTATTTCAGAAGCAATTGCTCTGTCTGTAATAAGTGCATCAGTTGATAAAATCTTATGCGTAGATCGCACATCTGAAACCAATTTTCTTAATGTTGCCATAATTATATTCTTTCTTCAAATTCAGCCACCTTACCATGCTCATTATCATAGACTAAAGCAAGAGCAGCTCGTACACTATGTACAAAGTTGTTATCTTTATGCCATCTATCTGTACCAGACAAACTAGGCATTTGTTGTATTCTAACCCCTTTTATTTCTTTAGCCATGTAGTGATGTTTATCACCTGTATGGACTTCTCTGTATTTAGCATCACCAAACATGGATGCATATTTTGGATGAGTGGCAAATAATAGTGGTAGTTGATCTATCTTACAGTTCCCATGATGGTAACCTATAAATGTTTCACCAACTACAGTTGCTTTTATTAATCCTTCATCTCTTATAAAACTTACATTCTTTTCATCTGTAAAGTATATATCTAATGCGTGTGCTAGGTAGAAAGACTTTGTTCTATCATGATTACCCTGGACTAATATAACTTCTACATGATTAGAGTTTGCTTTTAACATCTTGATAGTATCTACAAGTATTGCAAAACCTAGTTCATACTCAGAAGAATAATCTAATATGGTATCTTGTGGTGTTCCGTTTGTTGTTGAATTTTGGTAGTTATCTGTATGAAAAAAGTCATTAGATATTGGAAATACCACCTTATCTATATCATAAACAGATTTTACTTTATGCATCAACTTTTGAGCCACTTCGAAAAATCTTCTTACTCTCACTGCAGGGTTGTTATCACCATCAACATATCGCTTTGCTAAGTGATAATCAGATAGAGATAACTCAACATCTGCAAAATCTTTACCACTTTTCTGTGGTGAGGGGATTGGAATGTAGTTTGATTTATAGTTCTCTAAAAACTTGCTGAAATCCTCAGCTGTGTAATCTTTTGGTGTCTTCCTCTTTGAAAATACTGAGGAAGTAAACTTTCCGCTTGGAAGTACTTTAGACCAGTAGTTTGTAATTATGTATTTGTCTAGGTCTATTTTGTGAAGCTTTGCTAGCTCTAGGTGGTCTTTGGGTTCATAATCAAGAGTGATTGTACTCTCTATAGTTCCCTTCTCATTGTTAACCTTCTTTAGTGATTCAAAGGTTGTTGAATCGTTTGATGTTTTTAAGAATACCTCTCCTTCATCTTTCTCTCTACTTCTGATCTCCTTAATTAATTCATCTACTTCATCTTCTGTTATGTTCAGCTTTTCAGCATAAAACTTTTTACTTTTCTTCCAGCCCAGTAGTCCCTCTAGCTGTCTGAGTAGTTTCTCATTGTACGACATTTAATTGTGCTTTAGTTAAAAAATATTGTAAAGATATAAAATTTATTTTGGATATTACAAATAAATTTACTAAACCAGGTTATTATTTATAATCAATTTAGTTATAAATAAAAACTCCTAGGGCTACTAATAACCCTAGGAGAAGCCTTGTAAAACCAACAAAACAAGACTTTTTATACATTAATATCTAGGAATATCCCTTCATCAATTGCCATAACTCTAATAACTGTTGCTAAATCAGGTATCTGATCAGTTGGATAACCATCTATTTTATCCTTACCTAACAACTCATCTCTAGTTACATTTGTTGCAAATGGAGCTGTAAAGTTATTTATGTCTGAGTAGAGATTAAACAAGTGAAGATCTTCACCTATTGTGTCTATTTTTATTAAAGCTGTCATATTGTATTATGAAAATATGATTGCAACATTCTCAGAGTTTGTACACGTTCCAGTGTTTTGAACTTTTAGAATTGTTGTATTTTGATTTACTCCTACATCAACACCAGCTGGTGCTATAAGAGATGACATTGAAACACCAGTTGCCACAGGAGTGGTGAAAAGATCACTATTTTCATATATATCGACAGGTCCTGAATTAGCTCCGTATGGTGCTGTTATTTTTACATTTACGGTAAAAGCCATATTATATTGTTTTTAAGATTTATAAATTAAATTGTACATATATCAACAGATGAATCAACTTGACCACTTGTAGATATTTCCATTGCAAATCGTGAACTACCTGATACTTCAAAAGCATGCCAAGGTTGTGAAGTATTACCTTGGAAAATACTAGTTCCTTGTGCATTCTGATAAAAGATAGAGCTACTAGTTGGTGCATTACTTGCATTAACGTTGGACACCCAAATATCTAGTGTTAGGTTTTGAGCACATGCAGAAGTAGAACTTGTTTGTCCGAATGGACTCAACAATCCTTGTGTCAACCCACCCACTGTAGTAGTGGTGGTAGTTGTAGCTGCTGTTGAACTAGTCGTTGTTGTTTGAGAAGGTGCAGTTGCTGTTATAGTACCTAAATCACAAGCTCCTACAGCACTACTCGTAGTAGTAGTGGTTGTTGGTGCTGCTGTTGTAGTAGTAGTTGTTGTTGATGATGTGGTACTAGTAGTTGTTGTGTTTACTATAATATTACCAATAACCTCAAGATCTTCTGTAAGTCCACCTTTAGTAAACGATACATCTGAAACAAGTGAATTAGTTGCAGATTGAGTATCACTTAATATTACAGCTGGTGACCCAAGACCTTGTAACGTTGCTCTGTTTTGGAAAGTATGTATTCCAGTCTTTTGATTTGTAACTATTACTTTTACTACTGCTCCTGTACCAACTAGAATCTCTCCTGATAATGGGTAATTAGATGCATCAATACTTTCCTGAACTTGAACAACATCGTTTACAAGTATTTGCATGCCTACCTGAAATATTTCAGAAGGTGTAGTAGTTGTAAGTTCCCAACCTAACTTCTCAGGAGTTCCTGTAGTAGTTGTGGTTGTTGTTGGTGCAGTGGTTGTTGTAGTTGTAGTAGCTGCTGTGGTAGTGGTTGTTGTTGTTGGTGCCACAGTAGTAGTTGTTGTAGTAGTAGCTGCAGTTGTTGTTGTGGTAGTTGTCGGAGCTACTGTTGTACTTGTGGTTGTTGTAGCTACCGTTGTTGTTGTTGTGGTGGTAGGTGCAACAGTTGTTGTTGTAGTAGTTGGACAATTAGTTGGTAAGTCAATACAATTTTCACATGTACCAACAGAGCAAACTCGTATAATCGTTGCTCCCATAGGAAGTGTAACTGTATATCCAGCTACTAAATCTACAGCTGGGACTTGTGTTTCAAATGGAGTTGTGAATCCGTCCGCATCTGAATATAAGTCAAAAGGTCCAGCAGCGCCTCCAGGTGGAATGGTTATGGTTATTTGTATTAACATGGTTTAAGGTATTAAAGTTGTTGTTGTTGTTATATTTTCTAAAACTATATCCAAATAATTGACGCACTTGCCTATAGACTGCACTCGTACAATGTTTGTGTAATCTGGAACTAGAGAACTAGTGTATCCATTTAACAAGTCAGTGCCTGATACATCTGTTTCAAAAGGCGTAGTGAAATTATCTACATCTGAGTATAAGTCAAATGCAAAGGTATCAGATCCCATTTGAGATATGGTTAGTAGTACGGTCATCATTATGAACAACAGTTATTATTAATGTTTGTTATTTGTGAGTTAATGTTTATTATCTGTTCTTTAATAGAAGCAATGTCACTAGTGTTAGTTGCAACTTGATTTTTTAACTCGACAAGAACAGAGTCTATTTTTGATAATGCTACATTGATTGTATCACAAGCTTCCACACCAGATCCTGGAAGAGTTGGACCATCGTACACAACTGTGCTCGATACAGTACCATTTGTTCCACAGGAGTTAGTACATTCATTACATGTACTTGTGCATCCACAAGGGTTATTTAAAACTACATCAGTGCAGCAAGGGTTTACAGGTAGGTATGCCATTTTATTTTGTTTTAAGGTATGTAAATTATATAATATACTCCACGTCCAGGTTGATAGTTCTCGTGAGATTGTCCACCACCTGTAGGATTAAGAGTAACAGTATGTGTATGTGGAGGAAGAGGGTCTGCATTAAACTGTCTTTGTCTAAAGGCATTACTTCCACCATCAAATCCTCCACCACCTGGTATGCTATCACCAATGTAAGGTCCTGCTGCCCACCCTGTAGGGGTTATTGTAGGTGTTGATGGTCCAATAGTAACAGCGTGTGTATGTGAAGGAATTTGTCCTTGACTCAAAACTATACCGTTACTACCTACTGNAGTTGATATTGTATAAGTTGGGTTANCAGGTTCAGCAGGATCTACAGCTGTGTCCATTTGTCCACCACTCATGCTTCCATCACTAGTTCCAACTAGCACTCTACCTCTTAAATCAGGGGTTCCATTTTCACCATTACATAAATATATACTTACCCAATCACCTATACCTGCTCCAGAAGCATCAAAGTTATTAAGAAATGCAGTACCTCCAGTAGCAGCAACAATTGAATAAGGAACCATTCTATTAGCAATAAGTTGTTGACCTGGATCATTTTGTATATAGTTTTCAATATACGTATTTATATCTGAAATTCTAACATAAGTGTTTTCAACAAAATTTATAAAACCATTAAGTTGATCAACTAGTGTACAAACTTGGTATATTACAGATTGTAGCACTACTTGTGTATCACTTGGATCTGAACCTACTGGTAAATCTATACAATCTAGGTCATAGTCTTGTGAATCTCCTCCTGAGCCTCCTCCTCCTGAAATTTGTTCTTCTAAACTACATAAAAACTTTACGATTCCTGTTAAGTAGTTATTTAATGAAAGGGGATTACAATTGTCTAGTTCTGCTTGTAAACTTGGACATATATCTGTCTGTGGTATTACAGGAAATATTCCTGTACCATCAAGCGATGAGGTTAGAAAACCTATTAATGACTGCTCTACATAAGATAGAGAGTCTCCATTTTTTATTCCTAGAACAGGGACATCTACCCCTGTATATTTAACGCATTTGTCTGAGGTTATCTCAGTACATCCGTTATAGCAATTTGAGCAATTATTTGACATGGTATTTTATATTTTAACAAGGGTTATTTAATGTATCTGTTAGACCAACTTGCCAATAAGTTGCTCCATCACATTCTTTATTTATTTGATCACTTCCTCCAAGTTCAGTTACGTACTCTATTGAGTTTTCATTTACAACAGTAAATAAATCACCTGCATCAAGGCTAGTAATTCCTAATTGGTTAGCTACTTCATCTATTCTACAAGCCCATCCAACTTGATATGAATTAGGTCCACCGTCACATGATGAACCACCTCCAGCAAAAACTAGTCCAATTACTTTTATAGTTCCTCCTATATTAGCAATTAAAGCAGATCCTGAATCTCCACCCCTTACTGGGTTACAACAAAGCTCACTTGGATCTTGTGATGTAGGATCTTCTAAAGTAGGTTTAAAATATCCTATAATATCTTCCATTTCAATAAGAGTAGATACTCCTTGTCTTTTATATGAAATAGGAAATCCTCCTGTTGTTGTAAAAATTCTCATGGGGCAACTAGCTCCACCTTTAGGACCTGTTGTTCTTCCTGAACTATATAATTCTGGATTACTTGTAAGAGCATTATCTATTTCCGAAGTTGTAGCAAAAGGTAGATTACTTGTTATAACTGAATCTAGTCCTACTTGCTTCCAACTTTCAAAAAGACTTATAACATTAGATTTTAATGAGAATAATGCAGCATCTACATTATTTACTAATCCTGAACTCTGTGGGTGAACAGGAACATATCTCACACCTCTTCCAATTATATTTGCTGAGGTGAAGTATTCTGCCCAACTTCCTCCAGCAACAGTTCCTTCAGTTCCTTGATATATGTTATTTGTTGGATCATAATCATTTTGTATCACTCCAGATAAATCTCTAGAGTCTGTATAAAATGCATCTGCAATTGTAACATGATTATTACTAAGTCCTAATATTGCNCCTGTAGCAACATCTTTTACAACTAATCCAAATGTACCTACACTTGTGTTAGTATTGTTACTACTTATAGATATACCACCTTTAACAGGTCTTGTATATGATCTGTTAGGTATTGATGCTGATCCTGCGTTTTGACCACATGCAGAATTACAAGTACCTAGTAGCTCTGGTTTACCTATTTCCACAATATCTGTTTTAATAGACTGACTTCCAACTTTCACTTCAGTTGGTATAATCTCATCATCAGACAATTCTGAAAGAGGTTTTTTCTTTTCAACACCACATACAACACTTAACTCTCCTGTACTAACTCCATTAGATGATTTATAACCATACCACACAGAAGTAAGACCTGGATTTGATCTGCGAACCTCTCTTAATTTATCTTTTATTTTTTGTGTTACTTTCATAATTTATATCTATGCTGGTGTTATAGGATCAAACTTTATCCATATTGTACTAGGTCCTGATGGGTCAACAGTAGTAGTGGTAGTGGTAGTTGGGCTTGTTGATGGAATAAAAGATAAATTTCCATTACACTCACCTGCATTACTCCAAGTTCTTAAATATTGATTATTAAACTCTCCTGGGCCAAAGAATGCTGTGTTGTCATTTATTAATGTAGTATTGTAAGGGAAATTTGTATCTATTTCATATAACTTAATACCACTTACAAGTATATACATTTTACCTTCATAAACAAACATCCATTGCGCACTTGTCTGGATAAAGTATCCATCTGGTGATGTTCCTGCAATCTGTATGTCTGTTATATTTATTTCAAGTTCTATATCTAAGGTGGTGTAATCCCTTTGAACTATATAAAGTGGATCAGCAACATCTTGAGTATCCATTCTCTGATATATTATTTTATTATTTGAAAATATCGGAG